AAACCTAGCCTTTGCTGCTTTAGAAGAAAAAAGATTAAACTCTAACTGGCTTGGTAATGACATCTACGAACAAAGGCTTGATGAAGAGTTATTTATTATTAGAGATAAAAAATTTGCACCATACTTCTTAGTAGTTCAAAATATGATTTCTTGGGCAAAGAAAGAAGGTATTATGGTAGGTCCAGGTCGAGGTTCCTCTGCTGGCTCTTTAGTTTGCTATCTCCTTGGAATTACAGAGATTGATCCAATTGAACATGGACTGTTGTTCTTTAGATTTATTAATCCAGAAAGAAATGACTTTCCAGATATTGACACAGATATTCAAGATAATAGACGTGAAGAAGTTAAAGACTATCTAGTTAGACAGTATAGGCACGTAGCATCAATTGCAACCTTTCTTCAATTTAAAGATAAAGGTGTGGTAAGAGATGTTGCACGAGTTTTAGATATTCCGCTAACAGACGTAAACAAAGTTCTTAAACTTGTTGATACATGGGATGAATATTGCAGTTCTAAAACTACGGCTTGGTTTAGAGAAAAATATCCAGAAGTGGAGATTTATGGAGATAAGTTACGAGGACGTATTCGTGGCACTGGCATTCATGCTGCTGGTGTGGTTACTAGCAAAGAGCCTATATTTAGACACGCTCCAATGGAAACTCGCTCTAGTCCTGGCAGTGATGATCGTATCCCAGTTGTTGCAGTGGATATGGAAGAGGCTGAAAAGATTGGTCTTATTAAGATTGATGCACTTGGTCTTAAGACACTAAGTGTTATTCAAGATACAATTCAAATGGTTAAAAAGAATCACTTTAAGGATATCAACTTACTTGAGATTGACCTAGAGGATTCAAACGTATACGAGATGCTTTCAAGCGGGTATACAAAGGGTGTATTCCAGTGTGAAGCAACACCATATACAAACCTTCTAGTTAAGATGGGTGTAAAGAATCTTAATGAACTTGCAGCATCTAATGCTCTAGTTCGTCCTGGCGCTATGAATACTATTGGAAAAGATTATATTGCTCGTAAACACGGTAAGCAAAATGTATCTTATAGCCATCAGATTATGAAAGAATTTACCAATGATACATATGGGTGTATTCTTTATCAGGAACAGGTTATGCAGGCTTGCGTTTACTTAGGTGGTATGTCAATGTCTGATGCTGATAAAGTTCGTAAGATCATTGGAAAGAAGAAAGATGCGAAAGAGTTCGACGTTTATAAAGAACAGTTTGTTGCTGGTGCTTCTGCCTATATTGCTCCCAATCAGGCTCGTGATTTATGGCATGACTTTGAAGCGCATGCGGGATACTCGTTCAACAAGTCTCATGCGGTTGCTTACTCTACGGTCTCGTATTGGACGGCGTGGTTAAAGTATTACTACCCTCTTGAATTTATGTTTGCACTCCTTAAAAATGAAAAGGATAAAGATGGAAGAACTGAATATCTTATTGAAGCAAAAAGAATGGGCATTAGCATTAAACTACCTCACATTAACGATTCAGATATCGATTTTAAAATTGAGGGTAAGGGCATTCGGTTTGGGCTCACTGCTATCAAGTACATATCTGATAAAATTGCAGAAAGATATATTGCAGCACGACCATTTAGTTCTTACAAAGAACTTGAAGAGTTTACCTTTACAAAAGGCAACGGAGTAAATAGTAGAGCGTTGCAAGCATTAAGAGTTATTGGTGCTGCAAACTTTTCAGACAATCCACGCAATGAAGAAGAGATTAAAGAAAATCTTTATGACTATCTAAATCTTCCAGAGTTTAATATTACAGTTCCTTCTCACTATCATGCTTTTATTCAAGAGGTTTGTGATTTTGAAGAAAGAGGATCTTTCATTCTTATGGGTATGGTTAAAAGCATTAAGCGTGGTAAAGGCTGGTCTAGAGTTGAAGTTCTTGACAAGACTGGATCTGTTGGAATTTTTGATGAAGAGCAAACATCAATTGAACCAGGAAAGACCTATTTGTTATTAGCAACAGATAATAGAATTGTTTCTGCAATTCCAGTTGAAGACATTAAGACTTCTTCAAATGCTCTTGTAAAGTTTTTAAACTATAAACAATTACCATTTACAGATGAAGAGATGTTTGTTGTTTCTTTCAAGCCAAGAATAACTAAGACTGGAAAGAAGATGGCTTCATTAACTTTAGCAGATACTAGTAGAGATCTGCACCCAGTTACCGTATTCCCAACTTCATTTGCACAAGCATACATGCATATTGAAGAAGGTAATTCATATAAATTTAAGTTTGGAAAGACTAAAGATGGAACAGTGATAATGGAGGAAGTAAATGTACGATAACGTGTTTGATAATCTAGCAATTAATTTACATAAGATTGCAGTAGAAAAAGGTTTTTGGGGAAGCACTGAAGATCACGATGCTATAAATGATATCTTTATTGCTAAACAATGTATGATGATTGTTTCAGAAGTAACAGAAGTAATGGAAGCCGTTCGTAAAGATAAGGGCGAAGAAGAAATTACCAAAGAGTTTGCAGATATTATAATCCGAACACTTGATCTGTATGCTGGAATGGTAGAGGCTGGCTATACAAAGTTATCCCTTGACCAAGCATTAAGAGAAAAGATCGACTTTAATAAAACTAGACCAGAAAAACACGGGGTACGATTTTAATGTCAGTAACAATGGAAGATGTATTAGCACAACTTAACCCAAAGTTAAGAAAGACTATTATGGTTGGGGATTCAGTTCCACCAACAGAATATGCAGAAACTCCTAGTTTTGGTTTAAACCGTGCACTAGCAGGTGGTTTACCTTATGGTCGTCAAGTACTTATCTGGGGCTCAAAGTCTTCTGCAAAGTCTTCTTTATGCCTTCAAATGGTTGGTTTGGCACAAAAGGAAGGAAAGATCTGTGCTTGGATTGATGCAGAAATGTCTTATGACAAGGTTTGGGCAGAACGTCTTGGTGTTGACTCATCTAAATTAATCTACTCACAGGCTCGTACCATTAATGAAATGGTTGATGTAGGTACAAACTTAATTAATGCTGGTGTTGATATTGTTGTAGTTGATTCAATTACGTCATTGCTTCCTGCAATTTATTTTGAAAAAGATTCAGATGAACTTAAACAATTAGAGAATACTAAACAGATAGGTGCAGAGTCTCGTGACTTTAGCAATGCATGGAAAATGATTAACTATGCTAACAATAAAGTTAAACCTACTTTATTTGTATTAATATCTCAGTCAAGAAATAATATTAACGCAATGTATACAAGCCAACAACCAACAGGTGGTCAGGCTACTAAGTTTTATTCGTCAACAGTTATTAAACTGTTCTCATCAGAATCAGATAATCAAGCAATCAAAGGCAAGATTAAAATTGGTGATAAGTTGATTGAAGAAAAAGTTGGAAGAAAGATTCGTTGGGAACTGCAGTTTTCTAAAACTTCTCCAGGATTTCAATCAGGCGAATATGATTTTTATTTTAGAGGTGATGAGGTTGGAATAGATTCTATTGGTGATCTTGTAGACACAGCAGAAGCCTGTGGACTAGTAAATAGAACTGGCGCTTGGTATCAACTAGATGACGGAACAAAGGTTCAAGGTAGAGATGGATTCATAGCACGAGTAAGGGAAGATCTTGACTTACAACAAAGTCTTAAAGATAAACTTATAGATGGCTAAAGAATTTACAGTATATCCTGGAAAATTTCCATGCAAGAAATGTGGATTTGAAGTTCTATCTTTAAGATATTGGGGCGAGTCTGGAGATGCAACTTGGATGTGTCCAGAAAAACATATATCTAAAGTCAATATGATTCCTACTAAAAAGAAGAAGAGTGATTTTATAGATGAGTGAAAGAGGAGAGTCTAAAAGAATTGGTGCTAAACAGCACAAGAACTCTGGTAGAAATAATACCAAAGGCGATGCTTCTTGGCATAACTTTGTATTAGATTTTAAAGAATGCTCTAAATCTTTTACACTTAATCAAGATGTTTGGGCAAAGGCAGTTACTGATGCACTTAAGAAGAGTATGGATCCAGCATTAGTTATTGTATTAGGCGAGGGTACAAAGAAGGTACGTCTGGCTATTATAGAATTAGAACTACTAGAACAGTTAATAGAAGGGGAATAAAATGACAGAAACAGGACCACAACAAACAACCTTAGACATGGTTAATGGTTTGGCAGAAATTGCTGACTTTATGGAAGATGAAGAGTTAACCATGGCACTCACAATGATTGCTAAGTTAATCATTAAACCAGATATTCCTATGCCAGTTGCAGCAATTGAAATTGTTAGACTTCAGGCAATTGCAGGAAAGTTAGCGTTAAAGGCTACCTGGATGGCAAATGTAGATAAGAATAACAGAGCAAAGAAAAACATTTACTATACGGCAGCAGAGGCAGTAAACAACTTAGTATCAGCACTTAAATACATAATGCGATAACATGCTATACTTATATAAAACAAGGGGATATAATGACAAAAAGTTTATTACAGCAGGTTATGCTCAAAAGTGTTTCTAGAAAAAGCACAATTCTAGATGCAGATGCTTTGATTGAAAAGATTAAATCGGGATACGTTGTAAATCGTGGTCCAAAGTTTCAGACTAAGAAAACATTTGCTCCATCAACAATTGCCTATAGCCATGGAGAATGTCCACGCTACTGGTATTTAGCATTTGATGGCGCTACGTTTGAAGACAATGCAGATGCTTATGGTGCAGCAAATATGACTGCTGGAACTCTTTCACATGGAAGAATTCAGGATGCAATGATGAATGCTGGAGTTGCAAAGGTTTACCGTGATGATGATAATAACCCAACAACTGAATTTAAAATTAGATATGATGATCCACCAATTTTTGGATATGGTGATGCAATGCTTGACTGGGAAGGCGAAGAGGTTGTTGGAGAAATTAAAACAATGCTCAACGAAGGATTTGAGTATCGTAAGAATTCAATGAAGCCTAAGTCTGGTCACCTTATTCAATTACTTATTTATATGAAGATTCTTGGTAAGAAAAAGGGTGTATTGATTTATGAAAACAAAAACAATCACGAACTATTAGTTCTTCCAATTGAAGTAGATGACTACTATCGTCAATGGGTTGATGCAACTTTTCAATGGATGCGTGAAGTTCGTAAGGCTTGGGTAGATCGTACACTTCCAACTAAAAACTATCGTGCAAATTCTAAAATATGCAAGACATGCCCAATCAAGGCAGCCTGCGATGAAGCGGGTACTGGAGTCGTTAAGATCAAATCTATGGAGGGGCTTGTTGAAACTTTGTGACAGATGTGATACATATTTTGAACCTAAAGTAAGTTATCAAATTTACTGCAGCGTTGAGTGTAGAGATGCTGCAACTAAAGATAAAATTACTGAAAGGTATCACATAACTCGTCGTCAAAAAAGAAAAGGCAAAAAAAGATTTTGTTTAGGTGGATGCCAAACCCAACTATCAATTTATAATGATTCTGGGTTTTGCTCTAGTTGTAATGTAAGTGAAAAACAAGTAGCAAAAATGTTAAAAGAATTGAAAGGTTTTATTGACTATGAGCAAGAATAAATGGGGGATAGAAACTATTCCTAAAACTATCTGCGCTATTGATGCTAGTACTAATAGTCTTGCGTTTGCTTTGTTTGATACCCAACAAAAAACACTGGGTGTAGTTGGAAAAATAAACTTTGAAGGAAACAATACATATGAAAAGGTAATGGATGCCTGTAAAAAAACAAAGGCTTTCTTTGATTACTATCATGGATTTGAGGCTATTGTTATTGAGCATACCGTATTTATGAATTCCCCAAAGGTTGCTGCTGATCTAGCCCTTGTTCAGGGAGCGCTACTAGGTGCTGCTGGCTTAAGTGGTACAAAAGTTATAGGAACTGTAGCCCCAATTACTTGGCAAATATTTATAGGTAATGGAAAGTTAACTAAGGATGAAAAGTTTTTTATAAGATCAAAAAATCCAGGGAAGTCAGAAGCATGGCATAAGTCTAATGAAAGAGAAATAAGAAAACAAAAGACTATTAGATTTATTAATATGCAGTATGATAAAAATATATTAGACAATGACATTGCAGATGCAATTGGAATTGGTCATTGGTCTATAAATAATTGGAACAAAGCAATTGGAGTTGATAAATAATGCCTGAGTTAAATGCAAATATACCACCAATAGAATGCTATGTGCGTGGAAACTTTTTAAGAGATCAGTTAGATAGTCATGATAAATATTTTCCATGTGTAATATTTGGAGTATCAAGTATTAAAGCCAGAAGCCCACTGTTTCATTTTATGATGGAAGATGGTGGAATTTGGTGGAGAATGCCAATTAATGCCTTTTGCACTAAACCAGATGTACCAGAAGAACCAATTTATAATCTTGTTTTATGGAACTCTTTTAGTTCTCACGTCTCTGTTACAAAGTTTCAAGCATTAAGTAATATGAGAATGTCATACCTTGATAGGGCTAAGGCTAATATACCTGGAACATATTTATTTACACTTGATTGGCATAGTCCAGAAACAAACATAATGGATGATGGATACTCTGAAAATCCAGGTCAGCATAAATGTGGACATGTGATTCAAAGAGATGATGGTAATTTTGCAATACAGCCAAATAATCGGGTAAGGCTAAAAGAACCATCATTCGTAACAAAGACAGATCTATTAATACCAAGATTGATTAATACAAACAAATGGGACGTAGAGAGTTACGATAAATGGATTCTTGAAGATTCAAATGCCTATGACTACGATGTTCTTGAGCGTGAGGTTGACAAATAACATTATGGCTGGTAAACTATATACATCAGAGGTTTGGTTACGTAAGAGGTATCTTATGGATAAAAAGTCTCCTGAAGAAATTGCTAAAGAGTGCGGAGCAAGCGTAGAAACTATCTATGTTTATCTTGCAAAATTTGGATTAAGGAAGAGCAGACGATGAATAAAGCACAAAAGATTTTGATTGGTCTTGGTATTGCTGGTGCAGTAGGAATAACCTATGTTGTTACAGCACTTAGAGGTTTGCCAGAAGCCTTTGACTGGGAAGATGATGATGAGCAATAATTTAAACATTACAGTTGATCAAGTTAATCATCCAGAACACTATACAACAGATCCTTCTGGAGTTGAATGTATTCAGATAACAAGACATCGTAACTTTAATATTGGAAATGCCTTTAAGTATCTTTGGAGAGCGGGAATTAAAGATGAGTCTAAAACAATTCAAGACCTTGAAAAGGCAATCTTTTATATCAAAGATGAAATCAATAGACTAGAAGGTAAATATAGTGTCAAGTGAAATAGAATTAGTAGAACACCTTGATGAAGTAAACAAGGTTGTCACTGAATACCTTAAAGGTCAAGACCCAACAAAAATTTCTAAAGATTTAGATATGCCAAGAACTCGTGTTGTAGCATTAATTAATGAGTGGAAAGTTATGGCGTCAGCAAATGATGCTATCCGTGCTCGTGCTAAAGAGGCTCTTGCTGGAGCAGACACACATTACAGCAAACTTATTACCAAGGCTTATGAAGTTATAGATGAATCAAGTCTAACTAATAATCTTAGTGCAAAGACTCAAGGTATTAAACTTGTTATGGATATTGAAAAGTCAAGAATTGAAATGTTACAAAAAGCAGGTCTACTTGAGAATAAAGAACTTGCAGAAGAGATGGTTGAAATTGAACGCAAGCAAGAAGTTTTAATTGGAATTCTTAGAGATGTTGCGTCTGAGCATCCAGAGATTCGTGATTTAATTATGCATAGACTATCTGCTATTGCTAAAGAAGGCGAAGTGATTACAATTGTCCACGATGTTCAATGATTTTTTTGAAGTATTAAAAGAAAATCATTTTATTGAGAAGCCAGTAGATGTAAAGACATTTGTTCAGTCTCCAGACTACCTTGGTCAGCCATTGCTTTCTGACATTCAATATGAAATTGTAGAGGCGATGAGTCAGATCTATCGTAAAGAAGATTTGATTGAACTTATGGGGCAAGAAAAAGGCTTAAGTCATTTTAATAAATATACTAAGAATGAACTGATTTTGCAACTTGGCAAGGGATCTGGTAAAGACTTTATTTCAACCGTAGCATGCTCATACATCGTATATAAACTACTATGTTTAAAGGACCCAGCAACATATTTTGGTAAACCTGCTGGAGATGCAATTGATATTATTAACGTTGCCGTTAACGCACAACAGGCTAAAAATGTTTTCTTTAAAGGTTTTAAAACAAAGATTGAAAAGTCCCCTTGGTTTGCTGGAAAGTATAATGCTAAAGCAGACTCAATAGAATTTGATAAGGCTATTACTGTTTACTCTGGTCACTCAGAAAGAGAATCTCATGAAGGTTTAAACTTGCTTATGGCAGTCCTTGATGAAATTTCTGGTTTTGCATCTGAAGTTGCAACAGGTAATGAACAAGGAAAGACTGCAGACAACATCTACAAAGCATTCCGTGGAACAGTAGACTCTCGTTTCCCAGACTTAGGTAAAGTGGTTCTTCTTTCATTCCCACGTTATCAGGGTGACTTTATTTCTCAAAGGTATGAAGCAGTCATTGCTGAGAAAGAAACTATTGAACGTAAGCATACCTTTATTATGAATGAAGATTTGCCACATGATGATCCAGGCAATCAGTTTGAAATTTCGTGGGACGAAGATACAATACTTCAATACAAAATACCAAGAGTATTTGCATATAAAAGACCTACATGGGAAGTAAACCCTACACGTAAGATAGAAGACTTCAAGTTAGCATTCTATACAGACCTTGGTGATGCTATGATGCGTTTTGCTTGTATGCCTACATATTCATCTGATGCATTCTTTAAACAAATTGAAAAGGTTGAGAAGTGCATGAACACTAGAAAC